AACTGTTTTTTCAACGCGGCCATATGACCTTTTAAGCAGGCCAGATCAACCGCCTGTTCTGAGACGTGTTTAAGAACACCTTCCATTTCAATTACACGTTCCATCCTGCACTCCTTCCCGCTTTAACAAGCTGTTGCACCTTAGCAAGTAATAAAACTGAAATTCTCTCGTATTGAACGCCATCAGGGACAAGCTCCTCCGCATAAAGCGGCACCTTATCCGGCTCACCCCTACCGCCATCCCGATAGCCAATTACCTTTTTTGACCAATGTACAAGCCTTGGCTCTACTTCTGCCACTTGTTCCGCAATCAACCCGTACCAAGACCAGTCTTTATTGTCAGCAGAAGCCAGCGACCTATACCATATAGGCTTAAGGTTAAGAACCCTGTCTGAAAACTCGTCATCTATTGGCTCAATTGCTGTTTTGTACGCTGCGCTTGACGTTGACCTAAGCAGGTTGTTGCTGCTGCCGCTATCAAGAAAAGCATTTGCTGCGCTTGCCGTTGTCCCTATCGACGGGAATTTAACCTCGCCAGTTGCCGTTCCGTAGATAAGCAAAAGCGCATTGGAGCCATTGGCCCTGGTTGAATAAATAGTAAATTCTGCGTTTGTGGAGTTATCCGGCCCTTCTACCAAGAACTGCCCTTGATTTGAGCCAGTGTTGTAGTTCATCAGGATTGAACTAGCAGCATCAATTGTATAGGTTCCGGTCGCCCGGATTGCACGATTACTTCTAACCTCCGCCCCCGTTGCCACCACGTTTCCAGTAAAAGCCCCGGCAATGGTTGATATTCCAGTTGAATCAACAACCAGAAAGTCTGTCCCACTCTGCCCAAGATAAATAGCCCCACCAATATTTAAAAGCCCAACGGCATTCGCACCGCTGGAATCTTGCATAATAAAAGCGCCATTTGTATATGCGTTTCCCGCGCCTTTTACCGTTATTGTAGCCTGGAAAGAAGAACTACCCGTTACAGTAATAGAGGCAAATATACTAGCCGTAATTTCTTTTCTATTCCCGTTAGCATCAATTGCAGTCCAGCCAGTTCCGTGCGTATAAGTAAGTTGTTCGCCAAGAAGTAATGTTACCTTAATCAACTGCGTAGTAACAGGACCGGAACTGTTTGTTTTTTGAACTGTAACAACACCTCCGGTTGTTTTAAACTGCACACTTAGATAATCAATATCCCGGTTAGTTGAAACCGCAGGAAACCCACAAATGGTCTGCGTTGTCGCTGTAGCTGCCGTTTGTTGTGTACCCCCGACATAAGTTGTTCCATTGTCATCAGAATAAGATACTTCAACATCAGCCGTTCCTGCCGAAAGTATCAACTCCAAAGTTTGCGTAGTCGCTGATAAACGAATCATCCGTGCCTCGCTGCGTAAACTCTACTATTACCTACAATTCCCGCGGGAATGTCGGCAGAAACTAATGCGCGAAATGCAGGAACTGCAGCTGCGCCAGAAGTTGGTCCGGCATAAACAGTGTTTGCACTTTTTGCATTAACCAGTTCACTGTGTTCTGTTCCGGTTAAATGATAATAATCATTCGCCGCCCCTCCCTGAATATTCGAGAGAGAGTTGTGATCAAATCCTACGATTCCTCCACCACCCGCGGCTGTGAGAAGTTGCGCAAGATCAAGGAACCACCTTAACCAGACGGGGTTGAACTTCTGCGTACCCATTATCTGATCAAAGATAACCGGGTCAGCGTAGGTCGGCGGAACTGGAAATTGAATAGTCATATTGTGCAGAGATCAATCTGAAGATCAACCGATGAAATGCGGAAGAATGTCGGGCAGCGGTGGCGGAAGTTATACGCGCGGCGATTGAATGTCCCCTCGTTTTCAAGGCTCGGGCGTTCCTGGCTAAGGTCAACATTCCGGAAGTTCGACCAGCCACTTAGTTCATAATCCCTATCATTTACCCGGACGTTGAGGATACTTCCTGGAACTTGATCCGCGTTGAAGTACATTGCGTTAAGTTGCTTTCCTCTCCGCGTACCTCCGTCGAAGTTCGGGGCGTAGATATCCACGGTGATGAGGTCACCCGCGTCGGTGTACTGAGAGGGACTTGCTGTGTACAATCTCCCATTGGTCTCGTGCTGGAGAATTGCTGCCCCGGCTGCGTTGTAGGTAGATGACACAATTGGAAGATAATTCCCGTTCGTGTCTGTCCACTGGTACCACGCATTCCCCTCATCTAAATCGCAGGCGAGCGTCATATTCGAGACCTTCGAAGTAACAATATAAAACCTATGCCCATTCAACATCAATTGCCAGGAGAATATCGTCGTGTAATCCCAGGCGGTTATCAACCTCTCCACCGGCGGAGTGGATATAATCTCCGCCTTCAACCCCCGCATCACAGCAACCTGCTTCAAGGGCGACTGATTCGCGGTGATCCAGAATATCGAACTCTCAATCTCCTGCACCGAGTCCTCGGACGCACAGCCGTAGTCTACCTTCGCCCCCTCTACCCTTGCAAGGGGACTCCCCACAGCATTCGCGGCGTCGTAGAATATCTCCACCGACCACTGCTTGAAGTCGATGACGTAGACGAGTTGTTTTGCCAGGGCGACATTCGTATCGGGTTCGATCTGAGCGATGATAATATTAAGAGGGTCCCAATCAGTAGGATCATTAATCTCACTCCCCTGGATTCCACCACTCCCGCGCAGAGCGATGTAGGTAGTACCGTTCAGATACGCCCACCCCTTACAAAAGGAGGAAGGGAAATCTACATCACTGATATTAACCAGTCCTGCGCCAGCGTCATAGTTATATGCCTCTACTCCATTCCCCATCTGCAACTTCGGCGTAGCCCCGAGGCAGGAATCGAAACGGTAGACTCCCCGAGTCGTATCAACAGTTCCCGAGACTGCAACTCCATCCTTATAGAGTGTATTCCCGAAGATGGAATAAACATTATCCCGCCAGAAGAACACTCCCCTTCCTACTGCATCGGCTGCAGGTGGACGAGATGACTCCGCTAGGCCCGGCCTCTTATAAATCTGAAACTCGCCTTCCCCTTGTTTCTCTATATACCCATTCACCAACCGGGAGTCCTTATCCAAGGTACTTGCGCGGTTTTCCAGGGCAATAACTAGGGGAAGCCGTTTCGGTACTGCAACGGTCTGTGCCTGCGGCATTACCGTTTCCTCTCGGATTCAAGGAGTTGCCGACGAAGGTTCGGGGGCATGTCCATCTTAAGTCCCTTCCTCTCCGGCTCAGACAAGGTTAGAATGTATCCCACATTCTGCATAGTGTCGACAATTTCCTGCTGCTTTTCCAAGATCAATTCCCCCACGGCCTTAGACCGCAGGTCATGTTCCCGGAGCATCCACAGGATTACACCAACGCCGAGCACCACCAGGATTATTAGTGTTACTTGTTTCCCAGAGGCGCGCACAGTAACCCCCATCGGTAGTTTAATTTCGATATCGTCATTACGACGAATGCTAGGGCGATACTCAGAATCTGCCATTCTTATCTCCTAGGTGAAGCTTGGCATGTTCATACGCGGATCAGGGGAAAACTGCGTCGGGGCATCTTCCACGTCCCAATTCTCCAACGCCTCGCGGTAGAACTGCGCCATCTGGGTACAACGGGTTATAATTGCCTCTGGCTGGCCGGTGCAAATATCCGCGGCAAGTCCCCAACGGAGTGCCATTCTCCACTCTATCGGGAAGTTCATTGTCTCGGTAAGGCTGACTGGGTTTGTTACTTGCTGCTGAATCAATACATGCCCCGTGCCAGTTGCTGCAGTGGCATCGGGGATAAGCCAGAAGAATACATCTAGGGTATACTGTTGCTTGTTGGCGAAGTAGGAATTCACCGCCCCAGTAGTGTTGACTTGGGACAGACGAATGTAATCATCCCAAGACAAGGGGATTAAAGGTTGCCGGGTTCCGTTGGAGAATAAATAATACCCCTCAATAATCCTCATCGGCCGAGTCATATTAACCGTCCCGCCATCTGCAGTCGGACCGAGTTTATACGTCCCGGTGCCTGCGGTCAGGGTTATCGACAAGTCGTAATTAAGCCACAACTTCAACCCGTTCGTCTGCATGTAGTTGATGAGGTCCCGGAGCTTCCTCATGTTCGTAGCAATCTGTTCGCTGTTTGGAGACTGCCCCTGGCGAAGCAGCCCCGCGTCAAACATCGCGTCCTGGATGATTACAATTGGCGTGCCGTCAGCGGGGGTAGTCATTAGTACACCAGTCCGGTATATTGCTTGGTGAACCGCGCGATGAAGCTGAATGTCAGGGTTCCGCTGGTGTAACCCTTCGTAGCCAACCTAACCCCTCCGGTCTTACCCGTTCCGGAGTTATTATTCAACCCGCCGACATCCTTATAGGTTTGATGGTCCGACTGAGTCATGGTGATGATGGGGACGTCCGTAGTGGCTTTCCAGTAGAGAATTGCCACGAGAGGACTATCCACCGAGAACTCAACTTCATCCAACCTGATCGCCGTCGGAATCGGGGCAAGGTCTGAGAGGGTAATGAGGTCCGCGACTGCGTGGTCACTGGTGTCAAGAATCCCTACGACCTTAATCGTATAGTTCCGATCCCCGTCCGTAACCACCTGGGTAGTAACGCTGTTTGCCATACTGTTCTCCTACAGGGGCCGAAGCCCCTGAGTTAAATTAAACCGCGGCGGGGTTGATCAGACCAGACTTATCCGCGGCTCCCGTAATTGGGGAGAAGTTTTGGGAGAACGCCAGCCCGGTGCCGGTGGGAATCCAGATACCCGCGGAAGCATCTAGCTGCCAGAGGTAATTGTCAAAGCAATGCCCGGTCCACGAGGTGCCGGAGCCACTGATGAACGATCCGTCGGTGGAGGAAGTATTCGGACGATAGAGTCGGTTCCCGCCGAAAAGGAAGTTGGTCACATTGTTCGCACCTGCGGCTAGCATGGCAGCGGTATCATTCAGAATGGCCCAATTGCCGTAGTTATTCTGGATGGTTACCATGTCCGTGGCGGAAGCCAACTTAATCGCGGTGGTCGCGGCGGTCGTACCGAGACTGGAGATTCTGTTCCCGGAGAAATTCAGCCCGTCCATGCTGTTCGCCGTGGCGTTGCCGGTAATTATGGAGACGAAGTTCAGAATGGAACTCGTATCCTTGAACACGCAGCTCTCGACAGAGAAATACTTCGGGGTGTTGGTGCTGGTTGCAGTGAAGACGCTTGCAATGGCCGCGAAGTTTGCTACGAATACACAGTTCTGGATACTGATGTTCGCCGCGGTCACAGGGATATTTGCGGTGTTCGCCGTGGTGAAAGTAAACTGCGGGCGATTGTTACCCTGGCCCAGACCGATGATTGCAACGCCGGCTTTGTTCAGAGTGAGGATGGCGGCGCTGGAGATGGTCTCGGCGTGGCCTGGGAGGACGAATACGATGTCCCCTTGGTTTGCGTTACATTGATCCAGGGCATACTGGACGGTGGCAAAAGGCTTGGTGAATGTTCCGGGGTTTCCATTCGCACCTCCAACACAACCAGGCCGCGTGGTGGAACTGTTTCCTACCCAATAGACAGAACCAGGTTGTGCCTGCAACAGGGGCATGCCGCGGACACTTAGGCCATTTCCAAAGCCGTTTGGGAAATTCGTGATAAGACTCAGATCAGACATTTTATACTCCTTGCGTATCCCGAAGGATAACTATGTTGATGGGGGGCGCCCACCACGCTTTGTAGAATCCGTCCACGGCGGCGAGCTAGCTCGGAGATACCGACGTCAATTCCACGAATGGAAACAACGTCGGTATGACCCAGCTAACTATTAGGGTCCATTGCTACCGAAAATGCCTCGGGGATCAGTACATCCCACAGAGAACCTCATGTAGCTTGCGGCCAGGGCATTCTTCGTGGGGAAGTCGTTGTCCTGATCAAACATCGGACGATCGCGCCAGAAGAATGTCATGCCGTTCGGGCAGTTGGTGCGGATGAACCACGGACCACTATTGGTGAAATAGTGATTCATCTTGATACCCTCGGGCAGAGCGTTCGTGGCCTTCAGCACGTTGATGTTGTTGTTCGCAGTATCGGACTGCAGAACAGACTTCATGATGCGGTTGGCGTTGAACCACTCCTGGCGGGAGACATGAAGCGACCGGGGCATGATGTTGATCAGCAGACCCGTATCGTTCTGGGTCCCCATGATCTGGATGCACAGGTCTTCGATGCTCGCCTCGGACAGATCAGCCGCGGGGGACAGTGCGTTGCTGTAGGTACCACCAGTCGTATTGACATGGGCGGTACTGCACAGGGCGGCCCCATCTGCCGTGGTGAAGTAGGTCGTAACGAAGGCGTTGTTGTAGGGGAATGCTGCCACGTTCTCAATCGTCTGATTCATCGAGAACGCATTTCCTTCTGCCCGACGCGTAGCCACTTCCTTGTACAGATTGTCCCGCATTTCTTCATACGTGACAATGTAACCCAGCGCATAGGCGATGTGCTGGTAGGTCGTGACCGGACCCTGCACTTCACCGTCGTAGGTTACACTCTGTCCCTGGGGTTTAACCGGGGCCAGGCCGAACGGGGTGACCTGCACGCCCTGTTCATAGGCCTTGTCGGAATCACGAATCTCGTATAGATCTTCGTATTCCTTCTGATGACTGTCGTAGATCTGGCCCCAGGTCGTGTAGATTCCGGGCCAGAGCAGTTTGGGATGACTCCCTGTTGAAATGATACCAGCTGGCATTTTAGGCTCCTTTCTTTATTAGACGCCGGCCACGCCAGCCTTGTAGCGATGCAGATTGATCACTGCAAGCCACTTGGCGTAGGTGCCGAACGCGTTGTTTTGAACTTGGGAAAGGCCCAGGAGTTTCATCTGGTACCCGCTGCCGGTGTTGGTGGTGGCGTTGTTCAGAACCCAGCCGGACAGATATCCGTTGTTTGCGCCGGATGCGAGATCGCAGTTCTGACTCACATTCGTTGCAGCCAGGGCGGCCTCAGTACCACCTTCCTGAATCTGGAAGATGATGTTCGGATCGTCCGCTACCATGACGTAGTATGCCTGAGTCTTCGTCGCGGGCACGATGATGGAGTTGGGGGTGTTGATATTCCCAATCACATCGTACTGAGTACCCGCACCGACTATCGCACCGACGAGCATATTCGCCGCGCTGTTGTTTCCGGGGGTAGCCAGAACCACACTCGCAACGCCGTTGGAATCCGCACTACCGCCCAGGTCCACAGGGTCACCAATCGCGTAGGCGTTAGTGTCCGTGGAGGGAATGTAGTACGTCCGAGCTTGACCGTTGTAGGGGGCGCCGTTCAGATACTGAACAGGCGACAACCCGGCAGGTCGTGACGTATTTGCCATTTTTGACCTTTCGAAGAGATTGAAAAAGAATTACTTCCGGGATACTTTCTTCGTGAACATGTCGGGGAGTTTAGTTCGTTGTCCCACATATCTCATGTTCAGCTCTGTTCTGTCTTGCGCACCTTCTCCGCCCATCGAGCCTCCATTGAGTGCCTGGGCAACTCTGTCGTTTCTATTTTCCACTGCCTTTTGATCCTGCTCCCACAATTCCTGGGGGAGTTTCATCAAGATAAGTCTCACGGGTTGGTTATTCGAATCAACCTCGCCGCCGGCAACCACACTCACCATACTACCCAGGTCGGTGTTACCGGATACTGCCGTTGTCCCTCCGAGAGAGACGTTGTTCACGTGAACCTCGTCAGGAGTGACGAATGTATACCCCGCGCGTTGGGCTTGTGCGATACGACTCGGATCGTTCCGCATCCAGTGGAGATGGAAACCCGGGATGTCCCCGACTTCCAGTTTCTGCACAGGAGCCGACATCGGGATACGCTTCAGTTCTGCCTTGTCTTTCCCCAGCTTATTCGCGGGGTTCACCTTCTGAATCTCACTCATGATTAGTCCTCGTATCTGAAATAGGTTTCGGCGTAGGCGGATTGCCAAGCAGCCTTGTCGGAATACTTCTTACCCTTACCAACGAAGTGGCGGGCATCATCATCGCAGGCGCGCTTCGCTTCCGCGGGCAGATCGGAATAGGACTTCCCTTTCTTCCCGCCTCCACCGCCGGAGCCACTGCCATTCTTCCCCGAGGCAACCTTCGCGGGGCGTTCGCCCTCAAGGGAATCTTCCATATCCTTCAGCGCCGCGTCGAAGAAGGTCCGCCCACGGGAGGTATCTCCGTCCGCTCTACGAGCTTCACAGAATCCGTAGAACAACGCAGCCTTTCGCTTGTCAGTATTCAGCCAACCGTGCTCGGATACCCAGGCGGTTACCTCGGGATCAATCTTCGGGGCTTCGGGAGCTTTCTTCTTCTCCAGGGATGCCTTCTCCGCCTCGCGCTTCGCTTCCTTCTCCGCCTCGTCGAGTTCCTCGATGCTCTCCGTCAGCTCATCCACACGGTCGAAGTCGCCATTCTTCCGGGCTGCCCGGATTTCCTCCTTCAGCGTCTTCCGGGCGGCATCAGCTCTACGCTGTGCCTCGACGGTGTACTCCATGCGGAGTTCCTCGATTGCGGAGGAGGTCTCCTTGACCTGGGCTTCAAGGGCCTGGCGAGCTGCGCGTTCCTCTGCAAGTTGTTGCTGGAGGGCGGTTCGCTCCTTCTTCAAGAAGGGGATGAATGTTTCCCCCCTCTCGACAAAAGTATCCGCGTCTACGAATTTCTCGGGATCGCCGCGGTACTTGTCCGGGCCAACCCATCCCATTTCGATAGCGCGAGCTTGCACTTCTGGGGCGGCCTTACTCTCAATCACTGTTTCCTGGTCGCTCATACTTCCACCCCGCAGAAGATATCCCGGTCATTAACCAGGCGGTATTGTTTCTGATCAGCTCCCTTAACCATCATGCCCGCGTACTTCGTCACAAGGACGGTGTCGCCGGGCTTCGCGCGGGGCTTCGACTCATCGGACCAGGCATCATCACCAACAGCAATGACCACCATCTTCAGTTCCACCGAGGCCATCCGGGTCTCCACCATCTCGGGAATCTCAATCATTCCCACTTTACTCCCCACTTCCGCTGCTCTGAGCAGGACCGCTCGACCCAGCGGGCGCAACTTGCTTTCGTTCTCCATCGTCTATCTCCGCTTCGTATGTCTCAAAATCTAAATTCAGCATGAAATCAATACTATCACACTGACCAATTGCCTTCGCGTTCATTTGCAGGGTGGCATCCCCTTCGGCCGCGGTGAGATTTCCCGCTGCCCAAGCTTTCATAATTCCAATCTGTTTCTTCTCCAGCATGGACTTCACCCGCCGAGTGACGGGATGGTCGAGCCAATCCTTGAATTCTGGTTCAGTTATCACGCTGCGGCCTTAGTAGGTTCGGGCTTGTCGATTTCCTTCTCGCGGAGACGGAGGTCCTCGCGGGATAGTAGGGCCTGGATGCGAGTGTTAAGTTGCTCACCCTCGACCCTGGCAGCTGCAATCGCAGCATTGATCTCCGCGACCTTGGCGTAGGACATCTCGCTCTGCGCATTGGCCATAGCTTCCTGGGCCTTGGCGATAAGTTCGGCGATCTTGGCTTGGTTGAGTTCCCGCTCCTGCATGAGGGATAGGGTGAATTCCTGCTTCGCCCACTCGAGCTTCTGCATATCCGCCTGAATCTTAAGTTCGGCAATCTGCAGCTTAACATCCTTCGGCGGTTCCTGGCCCTTAGTTCCGGGGAAGAGTTGTTCGGGGGCATCGACCTGAAGAGCGCGGAGCCATCTCATTTCCACCGCGTCCCTATCATATCCGGGGGTCTGCATTGCAGCTTCCTTTACCGCAGTGGCGAGTTGGACTCTCATCGCATCACTGGTGATATTCGGGTCAGCGGCGGGAACTACTCCATCTGCGGGGCCAAGGTAGTCATCCCGAGTAGAACCCGCGGGGCCTATGGGTCCAAGTGTCCGACCGTACTTCCGATTGAGGATGTAGAGCTTCTCAAACTCCGACTTCATGCAACGCCAGATTCTCTTGAATATTGCGTTGTATATCTTCTGCCCCATCTCCACCATAGTCCGGGAGGTCTCGGCGGGGGTGTTCTGTCCGGGGTTCTCCCCGACCATCATGTCGTTAGCACCGCTGATGCGGTTGGTGTAATTGATGAGGAGGGAGAGGAGCTGGAACAGGACCGCACTCGGCTCGCGGACTTCGAGGGGGACAATGTTCTTCCTCAAATCATCCCCGGTAGAGTCCACCCTATTCCACTGGAACGGCGCGAAGGTATAAGTACCCCCGCGAATCTTCGCGCCCTTGCCAAGGAATCCACCTGCGGTGATTGCCATTGTGCCAGTATCTATCAACTGGTTTACAATGGAATTAACCGACTCGTTCAGCGGGCCGAG